CTACTCACCGACACCACCCCCAGGTGGGTCCGGCAGACGCCGCCCGTCGGGAGCGGGCGACGTCTGCCGGGGCTTGGGGTAGTACGGCGCCCGGTCGGCGTCCGACGCGGCACGCAACGCCCGCACCGTGACCGCCACCCCGTCCGCACCACCGTGCGGGCGACGCGCCCGCCCTTCCCGCGACGGCAGGACAGCCCACACCACCGTCACCACGACCATCACACCCAGCAGGACCAGCACCACGCCGTGCGGGCTCATCGCGCGCCCACCGGCTGACGCAGCGCGCCCATCACAGCACGAGCGAACACGCGCGTCGGGCACGGCTTCCACTCCACATCACCCGGCGCGATCATCCATTGCGCCGATCCCGCCTCACCCACCCGCGACGGCGGCATGGCCACCGGCAGATCGGAGAACACCACCACGCCCGCGCCGTCCAAAACCGGCTGATCCACCCCCAGGTCGTACAGGTCGTCCAACACCGACCCCGGGCTCACCACGAACCCGTGCGCCCCATCCGGCCGCCGAAACACCGGCCCCGGCAACCCTTCGCTGAACGGCCGCTGAGCCACCACTCCCTGCGTCAGCACACCGGGCACCATCACCACGTCGAACACGGAGCCCGTGCGCACCATCACCGACGGCACCAAAGAACCGTTCTGCCGCCACCACCGGTCCACCAGGTCCACATCCGTCGTCGCAGCATCCCGGGGCAACAGCGGCCTCATCGACAACGACACCCCAGACGCCAAATCCACGAAACGGCCCTGGTGCCACACCGAACCCGGCAACACCGGCCACCCGTGCAACGCGAACAGCCGTGCTGCCTCCTGCTCCCTACTCACCGTCTCCATAACGTCGCTCACCTCCTGGCAAGGACGCTATGAGTGGCGCGTGCCTGTCTGTTTACTTTTGGTAAACAGACAGAAGATTCACCCGTTCGGGCGGATTCCCATCGTGTGTGCGAGGCGACTCAAGTTGAGCCTTTCCTTTTCTGGAAGTTTCTTCCGGGACAAGGCCGAGACAGTTTCGCGCACTAGCGGGTTATTGCGAATAAGCTGGGGCGCCAGGTTGTCCGCGTGCACTATTTCGCGCACGGCGGCGGCATGGGTGCGCCTGTCCTGCGCGAAAGCTCTGCCGAGATTGGCATGGAAATCAGCTTGACGCCCGGCCGATGGCAACACTGCACTATTAACTGTTCTGGAAATCTCGATAGCCCGCCCGTAGTCCCCGCTTTCTACGGCAAGTGCTACCTGCCAAATCCCCACGTTTGATCGACCGAACCACATTCCTCCGAAACGTCCTACCTCGCTGTCCATATCGCGCGACAGTCGGGCCGCCTCGTTCAAATGCGTACTAGAGTCGTCATACTTACCCTGAGACGCATAGGCCATGGCGGTCGTTAGATGCAACTGCCCTACGGCTTGCAGTACGCCCTCGTTTTGCATCTCGCCAGCAAAATTGTCGATACTCTTTGTAGCCTGCGAAATTTGACGGTCGCGCCGTCGGCTCCCCACCATGTGGGCTCGCCGCCACTCTCCCCAGGCTGCGAATTCGGGACGTGCGATCCGTTCAGTTACACCCACCAGTCTGTCGGCCGCGACCCAAGAGAGAGATGAGGCGCCTACCGACTTGGTGGCGCCACAGGCAGCCGAATAGCAGTACGCAAGTCCAACCAGCGCATTAGTCCTCTGGTCACGCTGGCGGTAGAGAGCGTGGAGCTCCTCTATCAGCGCCGGCAAAATGCGACCCTGTTCCACATAGTCGGAGTTGGGAACGATTGTATTGCGGAGTCTTTCGATGTCGACTGCGATCTCAGGCCACGACCGAGGTTCTATCTCTACCTCATCACCTATTCGGTAATCCGCGAGTGCATCACCAATCGCTTCGGATGCCAGCCGCGCGTCACCTGCAATGGTATCGCTCGCGGGCCAAGGGACAGACGCTAGGACTGATGGTGCCACATCCAGGGCGGCGGCAATCTTTTCTAATGTCTGTCGCCGGTCGAGTGGCTTCAAACCGCGCTCAATCTGAGAGAGGTAGCCTTTTGAAAATCCGGATAGCTGGGCAATCACTTCGAGAGTTTGTTTGCGCGATTCCCGGATTTTCCGGATACGATCTCCGATGTTATCTCCGTATTCAGTCATGACGCCTCCCGAGTGTCGACCTCAACGTTACGCCACACCGGCCAGGGCGCAGCCCCTCGTGCTGTCGCTTGTTCACTTGTCCTTGCTCCCGGGTGTTCTAGGTTGACGTGCGGTTTTGGGGTGGCAGGTGAGCAGGTGAGTCCGGTCTAGGGTGGGTGGTGGCTTCCCCGGGCTGCCCGCGTTTGCGGGTGGTCGGTTCGTCGTTCTCATCGGACGTTTGAGGTGAGAGCGTGTCGGTGTGTGTGGTGTCGTCCCGTCATTCGGTTGATGTGCCGCCGTCGTTGTCGGGGTTGGTGGTGTGTGGCCGGTGCCGGGCTGTGATGGTGCGGGCGTTGGCGGATGTGGCGCGGTTGTGGCCCCTGGTGGTGTCGCGGGTGGTTCCGGGTCGGTCGGGTGTTCGGGTGGGGGGCCGGGTGGCTCATGGTTCGTCGTCCCCGGCGAACGACCATGTGTTGTCGCTGCTGGATGAGCGCACGGCGTGGTCGGAGGACGGGGCGGTGGTGTCAATTCCTGCTGTGGTGGCGGGGTGGGTGGATCAGGTGCGGGAGGACCAGGGGGTGGCGCCGGGTCGGGTGAGTGTGGCGGCGGGCCTGGCGTATCTGATGGCGCATGTCGACCACGTGGCGGCGGCGCCGTGGGCGGGGGACGCGGTGGACGAGCTGGTGGTCGTGGCCCGGCATTGTCGGGGGCTGGTGGGTGAGCGGCGGCCGGTGTCGGTGGCGTCGTGTCCTGGTGATGGGGGGTGGTCGTGTCCGGGTCGGCTGACTCTCGCCGACGTCGGGGTGGACGGCCGCGGGGACACCAGCTCGGGTTCGGGGCGGTTGGTGTGTGGGCGGTGCGGCCGGTCGTGGGCGCGCGCTGAGTGGTTCGAGCTGGCCGGGGTCGACGGGTCCGTGGTGGCATCCGTGGCGGAGCTGGCGGGCCTGTACGGGGTCCCGGCGGGGACGCTGCGCTACTGGGCCAGTGTCGAACGGTGGCCGCGTCACGGGACGCGTGCGGCGCGTCGGTACGCGCTGGTGGATGTGGAGCGGACCTACGTGGCCCGTGTCGTCCGACCTGCGGTGATGGCGTTGCGGGCCTGAGCTGGGGCCAACTAGCGTCGGTTGACAGTGGGCCGTCTCTACTCACCCCCGGTCGGCCCCGGTGGCCCCGTGTTCCGCTCGTCGGAGCGCGGGGCCGTTCCCGTGAAAGGGGGTGGCGACCGTGGCGTGGGAAGGTTCGACCCGGGCGGCGGAACTGCCGCCGGACTGGTGGCGTCGCCGTCCGGCGGTGCTGGCCCGGGACCCGGTGTGCCGGGCGTGCGGGGCGGCGCCGTCGGTGGAGGTGGACCACGTCCGCCCCGGCAACGATCACCGCCTGGTCAACCTGCAAGGGCTGTGCCGGGCCTGCCACGCGGCCAAGACCGGCGCAGAGGCAGCGGCCGGGCGTGCTCGGTACTGGGCCGCTCGTTCGCGCCGTCGACCACTCGAACCGCATCCCGGCGCCGTCGACCCGGTGGACGGCGGCAGGCCCGGGGCACCTGTGGGTACCCCGGGCCTGCCTGGCGAGTCGGCTAGTCCTCCGTGACGAGCGACCCGTCATCGGTCCGAAGGTATTTGCGCACCGGGGCCACGAGGACCGTCGCGCGCGCGGCCAGCAGGGCCGGGGCGGCGGACAGGTCGGCGGTGATCCGTGCGGGCAGGAACCGAACGGGCCTGTCGCCCCAGTGCCGCACCCACGCCGACACGGACACGAACACGTTCATGAACAGAGCGTGGCTGGTCCACCCCTCCGGGGTCGTGCGCCCGTGGTCGACGTCCGCCAACTCGACGCCGCTCATCGTCGGCCCCAGTGGCGCCAGCGACGGCCCATTGCGCAGGGTCGTCACCACCAGGTCCCCCAGTTCACCGATCGGCGGGCACGCCGGGTCACGGTCCCAGTCGGCGGCGTTCACGATGATGTCCACAATGATCGGGTACCGGGTGAAATCGGCCTGAGTCATCGGTCGTTCCTTTCGGTCGGCGGTCGCGGTTATCCGCGACACGCGGCGCAGGTCCCGAACATGTCCGCCGCCTGGCAGTCCTTTCCCATGGCGGGGAAGGGGCAGCGTTCGATGTGGTCACAGATGGGGTGCCGGTGGTGGTGGTCCATCCCGTAGCGCGGGTCTTCCCCGGGGTTCGACCGGATGGGAAGCATCGGTCCGTTCTCGTCCAGGATCACATCCACGTCCAGCACCGCCGACGGGGTGATGTCCTCCCGCACCCGTCCGGTGATCGTGTGCACGATCAGGAACGACCCGATACCGGCCACCACGCCATCCACCGGGCCGCCCGGGGTGTCGACCAGCACCACGAGAGCGCGGCCGGGCGTGAAGCGGACACCGCTCAATGCGGCGCGCAACAAATTCTCCGAGTAACGCACGATTGATTTCCTTTCGCGGGTGAGGATTCCGGGCCGAACGGCCCGCCGACATCCACCGTGGGGGTGTACCCCCCACCCCGTCAATGTCCTTATCGGACCGTCATAGCACTTGACATCACGCCGGGGTTTCAGCCCTCACGGGACCCCGGCGCCCGGCGCGCACGACCAGTGAGGAACGCAAGAGTGGTTGGCCCGTTGGCTGTTGTCAGCTACGGGGGTGGAGTCCAGTCCACGGCGCTGCTGGTATTGGCGGCCCGTGGTGATATCCCGTTTCGTACTGCCTTGTTCGCGAATGTCGGTGACGATTCGGAGGACCCGGCGACGCTCGATTACGTGCGGACGGTGGCTGTCCCGTGGGCGGCCGAACACGGGGTGACGGTGCACGAGCTGGACCGGCTCCGCCGCGACGGCACCACCGAAACCCTGTTCGGTCGGCTGACCCGGCCGGGGTCGCGGTCCCTGCCCATCCCGGTGCGGATGAGCAACGGAGCGCCTGGCCGCCGGTCGTGCACGGCCGATTTCAAAATCCGTGTCGTGGGGAAATGGCTCAAGTCGAACGGCGCCACGGCCGAGTCCCCGGCCACGGTGGCTATCGGTATCAGCACCGACGAAATCCACCGGGCGAACACCAAGCGCGCGGAACCGTACGAGCGGATCAGTTACCCGCTGCTGGACCTGGGACTCTCGCGCGACGACTGCCGGGAGGTCATCCGCGACGCCGGTTTGCCGGTGCCCCCGAAGTCGAGTTGCTATTTCTGCCCGTTCCACACCGTGGGGGCGTGGCGGGAGATGCGCGCCGACCGGCCCGACCTGTTCGCCCGCGCGGCGCGGCTGGAGGCGCTGTTGATCGAGCGGCGGGCCGCCCTGGGCAAGGACCCGGTGTTCCTGACCCGGCGGGGTGTTCCGCTGACCGAGGCCATCCCGGCCCCCCGCGCACCCTCCGGCGACCTGGTCGACGACGACACCGACGACGACACCGACGACGACATCGACGACGGGTGTGCTTCCGGTCGCTGCTTCACCTGACCCGTGGCCCGGTGCGGGCCGACCAGCCGCCGGACGAACCCGGCACCAAGGGGGTGGGTCGTGGACGACGACGGCGCGCTGTTCGCGGTCCCGGACGTGGTGCCGGACTTCCGGCCGGTGCCGGGGCTGGTCCGCCTGGACGTGGTGACCGGGCGAAACCCGGAACATCGAGCGGCGCAATCCGCGGGGACACCTACCGGAACCGAGCCGGGCCGCCGCACGGGGCGGGGTCGGTGACCGCCGTGGACCTGGTGGTGGCCCCGTGCACCCGGCGGGCCGCCATCTGGGCCGTGCGTCGCTGGCACTACGCCGGAACGATGCCGTGGGGCAAGGCGGCCACGGTCGGGGCGTGGGAGTCGGGCGCATTCGTCGGTGCGCTGGTGTTCTCCCGGGGCGGCAACCACCGCATCGGGTCGCCCTACGGTCTGCCGCAAGGCCAGGTCGCGGAGCTGTCCCGGGTGGCGCTCGATGTCCACCAGGTCCCCACGACGGCCATCCTGGCCCGCGCCGTGCGGCTGCTGCGCGCCAGCTCCCCCGGTGTGCGGCTGCTGGTGTCCTACGCCGACCCCGCCCACGGCCACATCGGACGGCTTTACCAGGCCGCCAACTGGGTCCACACCGGGCGGGTGGACCCGAACAACGTGCACGTGTACCGGGTACGTGGCCGGGTCGTGCACTCCCGTGTGCTGGCCGACCTGGCCGCCGACCGCGACCCCGGGGAACGGCCGCTGGACTACGTCCGCCGCACGGTCGACCCCGAGGCGCACCGGGTGCGCGGGGTCCCGCCGAAGCTGCGCTACCTGTACCCGCTCGACCGCGCGATGCGCCGCCAGCTCGTGCCGCTGGCCCTGCCCTACCCCCGCGATCTCCCCGAGGTGAATCCCCGATGACCGATCCCAGTAGGCCCCCCGGGTCGCTGGCCCGTCAGCCGTTGCTGACCGCCGGGACCCTGGCCGCCCTGGTGTCCGCCCTCTTGGCTCTGTTGACCGCGTTCGGTGTGCCCCTGTCGGCTGATCAGCAGGCGGCGGTGTCCGGGCTGGCCGCTGTGCTGGCCCCGCTGGTGGTCGCCCTGGTCGGGCATGTCCTGACCACTCCGACGGCCGACCCGCGTGCCCGCGACGGCCGCCAGCTCGTGCCCGTCGACCGGCGCGACCAGGCGGACACTTCCGGCCCCTGACCCGGCCGGTTCGTCCGCGCTCCGCCGCCAGCTCGTGCACGCGGTCGGGGCCTGTCCGCTCGTGAACCCCGGGGCGTCCACCGCCAGGTCGACGCCCCCGGCCGGGCATGGGGGGGTGATGCCGGTGGGCGTTCGCGGTCCCGTCCCGAAGAGGACGGACGAGCTGGTGGGGCACTGGTCCCGGGAGCGGCTGGACGGCGGGGACCGGCCGGTGATGGCCGGGCCGGTGAAGCCGCCGCCGCTGGGTGTGCCGGGCGCGCACCCGATGGCGCGGGCCTGGTACCGGTCGCTGGCCGAGTCGGGGCAAGCCCGCTACTACGAACCATCCGACTGGCACACCGCGCGGGTGGTGGCCTGGCAGTTGTCGGAGTACCTGAAGGGGGGGAAACCGAGCGCGAACCTGTTCGCGGCACTGCTGTCCGCGATGGACAGTCTGATGGCCACCGAGGGGGCGCGGCGGCGCCTGCGGATCGAGGTCCGGCGGGAGGACCAGGCCGACGACGACCCGACCGTCTCGCCGACGGTGGCCCGGCTGGCGGAGTACCGGCGTGCCCTGGGTGGCGGCTGACGGTGCGGTCTGCACGGGACCCGACGGCATCCCCGAACGGACGCTGGGGTGGGCGGTCCTGGCGTGGATGTTGGACAACCTGTCCCAACCGGACGGACCCCACGCAGGCACAGGCACACCGTTCACGCCCACGAACGAACAGGCACGGTTCGTCCTGTGGTTCTACGCCATCGGTCCGGACGGCCGGTTCCTCTACCGGCGCGCGGTCCTGCGCCGCGCGAAAGGATGGGGGAAAGACCCGCTCGCCGCCGCACTGTGCGCGGTGGAGCTGCTGGGGCCGTGCCGGTTCGGCGGGTGGGGACCCGATGGGGAACCGGTCGTGGTCCCGGCGTCCGCGCCCTGGGTACAGACGGCCGCCGTGTCGCGGGAGCAAACCCGCAACACCATGACGTTGTTCCCCGGCTTGCTCGGTCGGGACCTGGTCCGCCGCCACGGGCTGACCATCGGTAAGGAGATCATCCACGCCCGGGGCGGTGGCCGGATCGAGGCCGTCACGTCCAGCCCGCGCGCGATCGAGGGCGGACGGCCCACCCTGGTGGTGGCCAACGAGACCCATCACTGGGTCGCGGCCAACGGTGGCCAGGAGATGGCCTCTGCCATCCGCCGCAACCTGGCCAAGAACGGAGACGGCGCGCGGCTGCTGGAGATCACCAACGCGCACATGCCCGGTGAGGACTCCGTCGCGGAACTGTCCTATGAGGCGTGGCAGGCCATCGAGTCCGGCTCGTCCCGCGCGGGCGGGCTGCTGTACGACTCGCGGGAAGCGCCGCCCGGGACCGACCTGGCCGACCCGGAGTCCCTTCGCCGTGGACTGATCGCGGCGCGCGGGGATTCCACCTGGCTGGACGTCGACCGGCTCATGGAGGAAATCTACGACCCGTCCACCCCGGTGGCGGTGTCCCGCCGCTACTACCTCAACCAGACAGTCGCGGCCGATGACGCGTGGACCACCGCCCCGGCCTGGGACGCCTGCGCCGTCGCGGACGAGCTGGCCGAGGGCGACACCGTGTGCCTGGGATTCGACGGCTCGAAGTCGGACGACGCAACGGCGCTGGTCGCCGTGCGCGTCACCGATGGCCTGGTGGTGCCCCTGGGTATCTGGGAGCCCCCGCACGGCCCCGACCGCGCCGAGTGGGAAGTCCCCCGGGCCGACGTGGTGAACGCGGTGGAAGCGGCGTTCGACCGGTACCGCGTCGTCGGGATGTACGCCGACGTGGCGCACTGGGAGTCCTACGTGGACGACTGGTCGGTGACCTACGGGCCTGCCCTGGCCGTGAAAGCCCACACCCGATCCGCGGTGGCCTGGGACATGCGCGCCCGGCAACAGCTCTCCACCCGCGCCACCATGGCCATGAACCAGGCCATCGAGTCCGGGACCTTGCGCCACGACGGCGACCGGGTCCTACGTCGACACGTGCTCAACGCCCGCCGCCGCCCCAACCGCTGGGGTGTGTCGTTCGGCAAGAGCCACCGGATGAGTCACCGCAAGGTCGACGGCCTGGCCGCCGCGCTGCTGGCCCGCATGGCCCGACAGGACTACCTGACCGTGGGCAAACCGGACCCGGACACCGGGGTGACCGTGCTCTGACACGGCCACCCCCGGCAGGAACGAGGGGGTGAGCACCCTTTGACCCTCATCCTGTCCCCGGCCCCGCTGCCGGTGCTGATCGACGCCGACCCCGACTTGCATCGCGTGGTGACCCGCCTGGCAGCGCGGCTGGACCACCAGGCCGCCGACCTGGCCTGGCTGGACGCCTACTACCACGGTGCCCAACGCCTGGCGGCCCTGGGCCTGGCCGTCCCGCCCGAGATGGACAGGCTGTCCACAGTGGTCAACTGGCCCAGGTTGGTGGTGGACTCGATCGAGGAACGCCTGGATGTCGAGGGGTTCCGACTTCCGGGGCAGGCCACCGGGGACGACGACCTGTGGGGCATCTGGCAGGCCAACAGCCTGGACGAGCTGTCCCAACTGGCGCACGTGGACGCCCTGGTCTACGGGCGTTCCTACGCGATGGTGCAACCGCCGCGCCCCGGGGACACCATGCCGGTGATCACCGTGGAGTCCGCCCGCACCGTGATCACCGAACACGACCCGGTGGGCCGCTGGCCCCGCGCGGCGCTCAAGCGCTGGCGCGACGACACAGGGGACCGGGCCACCGTGTGGACCCCCGGCCGTGTCACCACCCTGGCCCGCCACGGCGGTGGCCTGTGGCTGGTCACCGACGACCGCGACGACATCCCCGTGATCCCGGTGGTGCCCATCGTGAACCGATCCCGCATCGCGGATGCGGACGGGGAAACCGAGATGGCCGACGTCATCCCGATGACCGACGCCGTGTGCCGCACCTTGACCGTGATGCAAGCCGCCGCCGAGCTGGCCGCCGTCCCCCAACGCTTCGTCTTTGGCGCGACCGAAGCCGACTTCAAACGCCCGGACGGGACCCGCATCCCCGCGTGGGAGGCGTACATGGGCCGCATCTGGGCCATGTCCAACGCGGACGGCAAAGCCGGTACGTTCCCGGCGGCCGACCTGCGCAACTTCACCGCCGCCGTCGACACCTACGCCCGCCTGGTGGCCAGCCTGTCCGGCCTGCCCCCGCACTACCTGGGCATGGCCGCCGACAACCCGGCCAGCGCGGACGCCATCCGCTCTGGGGAGTCCCGGCTCGTCAAGCGCGCCGAACGCAAACAGCGCATGTTCGGCGGCGCCTGGGAGATGGTCATGCGACTGGCCCTGCTCACCTCCGGTGTGGCTCTCCCGTCCGCAGTGGACCGCCTGGAAACCGTGTGGCGGGACGCCGCGACCCCCACCGTGGCCGCCAAGACCGACGCAGTGGTGAAGCTCGTGGCCGCCGGGGTCTACCCGCGCGGCTACGCCCCCGAAGCCCTGGGGCTCTCCCCGGCCGAACGCGACCGGATCGAGCTGATCCGCCGCGCCGAAGAGGGCAACGACACCGAACGGTTCGTGGCCGCCGCAGAGCTGTTCGACGCCACCACCGACACACCCGACCCCGGGGGCCGGTAGTGGCAGCGTCCGACCGGGACCGGCTCACCCAGGCCCACCGCGACGCCCAACGCACCGTGGCCGCCTGGGTCGCCGCGCGGATGGCCGCCGCCTGGCCCACCCTGGACCCCGCCCGCCTGGACGCCACCACCGGCCCGTGGGTCACCCTCGCAACCGGGATCGTGCGCACCGGCCGCGCCCTGTCCGCCGCCCTGGCCGCCGCCTGGCACCAGGCCGACCGATCCACCGCCCTGGACCTACCCGACCGCGACGACCGAGTGAACGCGTTCGGCGCGGCCTGCCTCGCCCTGGCCGACCGCACCCGCCGGGAAATGCCACCCACCGCCGCCGCCTACGCCCGCCGCGCCACCGGCCCGGCCCCCACCACCAACGTCCCCACCCTGGACCCCGACCGGTTGCGCACCTCCCTGGTGGTTACCGGGCCGGTCACCGTGAAGCGCACCCAGGACCCCGCCAAGGCCAAGCGCGCGAGCACGGCCGCCGCCACCCGCCACACCTTGGCCGCCGGACGCGACACCATCACCCACGCCGTCCACACCGACGACCACGCCGTGGGCTGGCTCCGCGTCCCCGCCCCCACCGGATGCGCGTTCTGCCTCATGCTGGCCGCCAGGGGGCCGACCTACAAGACGGCCCGCACCGCCAAGAGCAAGGGCACCGGCACCGACCCCTACCACGACGGATGCGACTGCCAGGCCCGGGCCGTCTACTCCCGACACGAACCCTGGCCCGACATCAACCGGCGAGCCGCCGACCTGTGGACCGAAACCGCCAAGGGCCTACCCGCCAAGTACGCGAGGAACGCTTTCCGTACGCAGGCCCACAAACTCTACTCGTCGTAAGGTATTCGCAATTCTGTGCGAACCAGCCATCGTAGCGTGGCGCTTTCTTCGCTGAAGGCGGCATTCTTTTCATTGAGATTGTCGACCCGCGCGGAGTCCCTGGCATATTCTGCCAGGGCAGACAGGGTGGGCCCGATAGTCGTTGCGAATTTAATGAATTGATCGGTCACGATCCGTGATCCTACGAGCATCACCTCGGCACCGACTTTATCGAAAGCGTCTTGTCGCGCTTTCAGGAGCGGTCCCAAGTGGGGCAAGTTGGTGTCCGCCTCAATATCCCTGAAAAGGTTTGTGTATCCCTCAATCTCGTGGATCAAGCGAGCGTAGACCTCTTTTCGTTCTTGTCTAATGAGCGTGCTATGCGCTTCCGCGCTTGTGATTTTGAGCCGCCTCAATTCTTTTTGTGCGCTCACAATTTGAGCACCCACGGCCCCGGCGGCCCCGATGAACGCAATCCCCAATGCAAGGATAATTGCCGCCCAAACAGGCATTTGAACGTTTTGCATGTGATCACGTTAGCGCAAGGCCCTGGTGGTCGCGCTGGCTTCCATCAATTCAGGCCCAGGAGGCCCTAAATGTCAGAGCAGACGTACGACGACACGACCCGCGCCGATGTCGACACCGCTTCCGAGTCCCAGGCGGACAGCGAGCGCGCCGACGACACGGGTACCGGCTCGGCCGCTCCCGAGGGCGACGACCAGGCCGCGCACACCCCGGAGGTGGAACGGCTGTTGAGCCAGTTGCACAAGAAGAACCGGGAAGCTGCGAACCTTCGGGCACGTGTCGCCCAGGCCGAACCCGCCGCACAGGACACTGCCGCCGCCCTGGATCGGGCGCAGCGGGCGGAGTCCGAGCGTGACGAGCTGCTGTCTGCTCTCACGCGGGAGCGGGTGGCCCGTCGCTACCACCTGCCGGACGAGCTGGCCGACCGACTCAAGGGCGACGACGAACAGGAGCTGGCCGCCGACGCGGAAGCCCTGTCCAAGTTGCTCGGTCGGTCGGATCGGGTCGACGTGGGCCAGGGCCAGCGCGCCCAGGCCGACGCCGACCCGAACACCGTGTTTCGGCGACTGGCGCGCGATGCGCCGTAGCCCCCAACAGGAAAGGCAATGCCCTACAACAACATCAGTAAGCCCGCCGCGTTCGTCCCGGAGAACATCGTTCGGGCGGTCATGGACGACATCCGGACCGACAGCGCGGCGCTGACCCTGGGGCGGCGGCTGTCGGTCCCGTCGACCCACAACATCATCCCGTTGCCCACGACGCTGCCCGAGGCGTACTGGGTGGACGGTGAGAAGCCCGACCCGAAGCAGACCACCAAGATGGAGTGGTCCCGGGAGACGTTGCAGGTGTTCGAGATGGCCGCGCTCATGCCGGTACCGGACGCCTATATTGAGGACGCGTCGATCCCGGTGTGGGACGAGGTGCGTCCGTACATCGTTCAGGCGATCTCCCGCCGGCTGGATCAGACTGTCCTGTTCGGTCTGGACAAGCCCGCGGCGGGGTTGACGTCCGTTGTGGAGCACGCGACGGCGGCCGGGAACGTCGTGGCGCTTCCGGCGGAGCCCGAGCCCCCGGCCGTGCGTGATGTCGTGCCGTCGGTGATGCGCACCATCCGGCACGTGGGCCGCGACGGGTACGCGGTGGACGGCCTGGCCGTGCGGCCCGGGTTCGAGTGGGAGGTGGCCGAAGGGCGGGTGAACGCGTTGGCGTTCGACCCGGCCAACCCGGTCACCGGGCGTCTGTTCGGGATGCCCCTGTTCAACGCCGAGAACGGTGGTTGGGACTACGGCAAGGCGGAGATGATCGCGGGCCGCTGGTCCAATCTGTACATCGGTGTCCGCCGTGACATCCGGATCGAGTTCAGCAACAGCGGCACCGTGCGCGACCCCGCCACGGGGGCGGTGACGGTGTCGGCCTGGCAGGACGACGTCACGATTCTGCGGATCGTCTTCCGCGCGGGGTGGCGCATCGTGAACCCGGTCAACGCGACCAACCCGAACACCGCGACCCGTTCGCCGTTCGCGGTGCTGACCCCGGCCGCCCTGGCCGCCACCGAGGGCCAGGACGAGCCTGCCGCGCCGTCCCGTGGCCGCCGCGCCGCCTGACCCGGCCTCGCCGGTTTCACCACGGGGGTTCCGTTCCCGGGGAGGGGGTGACCCTGGTGGACGAGACGGCACCACCGCCGTACGCGACCCCGGATGACGTGGCCACCCGCCTGGGCCGCCCGCTGACCGGGGCGGAACCGGCCACCGTGGCGGCGCTGCTCATCGACGCTGAGACGATCGTTCGGACCGGGGTGCCGGACCTGGACCAGCGGGTGACCACCGGCCGCCTGCCGGTCGCGGTCATCCGGCTGGTCCTGGTCACCATGGTTCTGCGCGTGGTACGCAACCCGTCCGGCTACCGCTCGGAAACCGCCGGGGACTACTCGTACACAGTGGACGCGCGTACCGCGTCGGGCGCCCTGGTGGTCACCGCCGACGAGTGGCGGCTACTGGGGATCGGGGACGGGGCGTTCACCATCGCCCCGACCGGCCGCCGGTCCTGGGTGGACGGGTGGCCGCCGGACCCGATGAACACCCCGGCCGGGCGGCCCGCCGCCCGCGCCGCCCCGACGGGCCGCTACCGACCCCGGCGCGGCGGTGGGTGGTGAGTCTGCTGGACGGCCCTGAGCTGGTGACCGTGTTCCCCCAGGTGCCCTACGTCGATGGAGACGGGAACCGCCTGTGGCGGGCGTCCGATGTGGGGGTGGTGGTGCGCGCCCACGTCCAACCTGTCTCGTCCACCGAGGACACGAGCATGGGGCAGGCCGTCACCTCCCGGTGGCGGGTCATCGCACGTGAGGCACCGGCTGGGCCGTGGTCGCACATCCTCTGGCGCGGGCACCGGTTCGCGGTGGAGGGGGAACCAGCGGTGTGGCCGGGGCCTGCGCACCTGCGCCACACCACCATCGTTGTGAGGGGGCAGTCATGGCATCCGTAGTCCCGTGGATCGCGGACGCGGTCGCGCACCTTCCCGAAGTGCGGGCGGCCGTGCACGCCACCGCCGAGACGATCGGGTCGCGGGCGGCGTCGCTGTTGGCCGCGCACCGGGTGTCCGGCGCGTCCCGGATCGAGGTCACCCAGGGCGAGCGCACCGACAGTTACGTGCACCTGGTGGACAAGGCGGCGGTGTCGATCGAGTTCGGGCACTTCACCGACAACGGGGAGGTGGACGCCGTGGTGTCCTGGGTGCCGGGCCTGGCCATCCTTGCGCGCGCCGCACGCCTGTGAGGGGTGACCGTTGCTTCCGTACACCGACGGCCTGGTGGTGTCCCTGCTGCGCACGGCCTTGACGGCCGTCGACATCGGGACTTTGGTCCCCGCGGACTTGACCGTCCATCCCCGAGCGTTCCTGTTGGTGCGCCGGGTCGGTGGGGCCGCCGTGCACCCGGTCCACCTGGATGCCCCCACGGTGGACGTGGACGCGTTCGCCCCGACCCGGCGCGGCGCGCACGAGCTGGCCGACGCCGCGCGCGTGGCCCTGTGGACCGCGTGGCGTCGGCAGACCGTCACCCCGACCGGGCACCTGGCGCACGTGCGGGAGATCACCGGCCCCGCCGAACTGCGCACCCAGGGCCAGCCCGATGACCTCTACCGCTTCCACGCGTCCTACGCCCTGGCCACCCGCCCGGCCCGGACGCCCTCCCGATAGGACTTCTCGTGACCGATGGTATCGACGTCTCCCGCTGGCAGGGAACGGTGAACTTCCCGGCCGTCCGCGACGCCGGGAAAGCGTTCGTGTACATCAAGACCAGCGACGGCACCGGGGCGGTGTCGCCCACAGTGGACGCCCAGGTGGCCGGTGCCCGTGCCGCCGGGCTGATCACGGGTGGCTACCACTACGCCCAACCCGGGGCCGACCCGACCGCGAACGCCCGGCACTTCGCGGGCCAGCTCCGCCGCCTGGCCCTGTGGCAGCCGGGGAACCTGCCGCCGTGCCTGGACATGGAGGAACCCGCCCGCGACGCACCCGGCTGGGTGCGGGCGTTCGTGGGAACGCTCCGCGCGGAGCTGGGCCGCCACGACGTGATGATCTACGCGTCCAGCTCGTACCTGTCCGGCCCCCTGGCCGGGGAGGGCTGGGCCGACGACGGGATACGGCTGTGGGTCGCCCACTACGGCCGCACCCCCGGGGAACCGGGCTACCGGACGCCTCGGGTGGTGATGCACCAGCACAGCAACACCGGTCGCGTCCCCGGGATCGGCGGCGCCGTCGACCTGGACCGCGCGATGGTGGACCTGTCCACGCTCACCGCCGGTTCGGGGACCCCGAACCCGGCCCCCACCCCGCCGCCCCCCGCGCCGGGGACGTACACCGTGCGGGCCGGTGACACCCTCTCGGAGATCGGTGCCCGGCTGGGGATCGACTGGCACGACATCGCGGCCGTCAACGGCCTGGCCGATCCGAACCGCATCTTTCCCGGGCAGGTGCTCACCCTCCCCACGGGGCCGGTCCGCCGCACCTACACCGTGCAGCGCGGTGACACCCTCTCCGCGATCGGCGCGCGCTACGGCGTGCCGTGGCGGGAGATCGCCCGCGTCAACGCCCTGGCGAACCCGGACCGTATCTTCCCGGGCCAGGTGCTCACCATCCCCTGAACCACCCCCTGTGTCCGCGTTCGTCACGTCCGGTCCGCGCCCCGCGCACTCGACAGGACACCTTCGTTGCCCCTCACCGATTCTGCCGTACTGATCCCCGGTACCGGCCATATCTACCTTGCCCCTGTGGGGACCCCGGCCCCCACGAGTCCGGACACCGTTCCGGCCACGCCGTGGGTCGATGTCGGACACACCTCCCGCGACAACGGGCTGACCCTGTCCCGGGAGGGCGGTGATTCGAACATCAAGGGGTCGTGGCAATCACCAAATCTTCGTGACCAGCGGGAGCCGACCACGTGGACGGTGGGATTCCAGATGCACCAGGTGGACGGTGACACGCTGCGCATCTATTTCGGCGGGGGTGTCGTCACCGCCGGGCACTACGCGGCCCCCGCCGTCCCCGTCCCGCAGGACCATGCCCTGTGGGTGGTCATGATCGACGGGACGGAACGGGTGGGCCTGTACTGGGGTCGGCTGTCCATCCTGGCCGCCGACGACATCACCGTGGACGTTGAGAACCTGCTCACCTTCCCGGTGAAGGGGACCGTGCTCTCTCGCTCCGGGGCCAGCCCGCTGGATGTCTACGCCGACAGCATCACCGCCCCGCCCACCCCGGCCACCGTGTCCGCCGCGTCCCGTACGCCCGCGTGATGCGCTGGTCCTGAACTCCGGTGGCGGCGCTGATTCCACGCGCGGACCGGGGCGCCGCCACCGGACCCCACCGCCGCCGGTCCGCCCGAAGTGGAGGTGCACCCGGTGACGACACTGTCTCTCGACGACATCCAAGCCGAAGCCGCCCGCCGATACGGTGACCTGATTGTGGCCCTCCCCGGTGGGACGGTGCGGTTCCGGCCGTTCCTGCGCCTGCCGGGCAAGGCCCGCGCGCGGTTCACCGCGATGGAAGCCGAGTTCCGGGAGCTGGTGGACGCCGACGCCCCCGACACGGGGCGCCTGCTGGACCTGATGCGGGACCTGCTGGCCGTCACCGCCGACCGCCCGCAGGTGTTTCTGTCGGCGGTGGACGGGCTGGACGACGGCCCGGCCGTGGTCACGATCCTGTGGGAGCGCTACCAGGAGGCCACCCAGCCGGGGGAAGCCGCGCGCTCGGTGAGCTGATCGACGCCCACGGCGCGGCCATCGCGGCGGACCTGTTGCACCACTACGGGTTCGATCTGCGCTCACTGTGCCATAGGGACAGTGCGAGTCCGCGGTGGGTCCTGGCGCTCATCGAGCACCTACCGGAGGGGTGCGCCACCGCCGCCGCCGTGGCCGGTGGCCCCGAGCATCGCGGGTGGAGCGTCGACCGCCACCTGCTGGCCGCCCTGGTGGACGCGGCCCAGGCCGCCAACTGGCAACGCGGCGGCGGCCGGGGTGCCCGTCCCCGGCCGGTGCCACGCCCCGGCGCGCGCACCGCGCGGCGGGTGGTGACCGTGGCCGACCTGGCCCGCCGCGCGGGTCGACGCACCCCGGCTTCCTAGCGGGTCCTGGCGGGACGGAAGGGGTGAGGCCCGATGTCCTCCCCCGGTGGCCCCTCCCGGGGCCGCGTCTCGATCACGGTTGCCCCTGATACCTCCGGGTTCGCGCGGGAGCTGCGCACCCGGCTGGACGGTGTCGAACGGCGCTACCGCGCCCGTATCGGTGTCGTGCTGGACCGGCGCGGCCTGGAGTCCGACCTGCGGGCGACGGCCGCCGCGATCGGGTCCGCCGCCGCCGTCCGCGTCCCGGTCACCATCGACGCGCGCGACCTGCGCGCCCAGGTCGGCGCCGCCGCCCGGCTGCCCGCCCCGGCGGTGCGGCTACCGGCCACCCTGGACACGGCGGGCCTGCGCGGTGAGGCCGACCGCGCCGCCCGTACCGCCGGGCGGGACGTGCCGTTCCGGGCGTTCCTGTCCGGGACGGCGTCGGTGGTGGCGGGCACCGGGCGGCTGGTCGCGTCGCTGGCCAAGCTGGGGGCCGGGGCGGTCGCGGTCAAGTTGCTGGCCGCCGGGGCCATCGGGTTGGCCGCCGCGCTGGGTCAGGCCGCCGGGGTCGCCGGGTTGCTGCCCGGTGCGTTGGCCCTGGCCGGGGTGGCCGCCGCCACGCTGGCCGTGGGGTTTCGGGGCGTCGGCGACGCGGTCAAGGCGGCCGGGGACCCCGCCGCGTTCGGCGCCGCGTTGGCGAACCTCGCGCCGTCCGCCGCCGCCACCGTGCGGGCGTTCGCGGCGCTGGGGCCGACCCTGCGCGGGCTGCGCCTGGATGTGCAACAGGCGTTGTTCGCCGGGATGGCGAACGAGGTGCGGGCACTGTCCACCCTGTACATCCCGGTGCTGCGCACCGGGATGGTGGGAGTCGCCGGAGCCCTCTCCGACGCGGGGGACAGTGCCCGGGTCTTCCTGCACAGCTCGTCGGCCGTGCGGGACACGGCCGGGCTGTTCGACACCACGCGGCGGGCGATAGCCGGTGTCGGCCCCGCCGTGGGGTTGGTGCTGGCCGGGTTCGCCGACCTGGCCGTGGTCGGCTCCGGCGTGGTCGCGGACCTGACCCCCGGCATCGCCGCGATGGCACGCCGGTTCGCCGAGTTCACCGACCGGGTACGCGAATCCGGCGCCCTGGACAAGTTCTTTCGCTCCGCCCTGGCGACGCTGGCCGCGTTCGGGTCGGTCCTGGGCAACGTCGGCTCCGCCCTGCTGACCGTCCTTCGCGCGGGCGCCGAGACCGGCGGCGGCCTGCTGTCCATCCTGGAACGGATCACCGGTTCCCTGGCCGACTTCCTCAAGTCCGCCGAAGGGCAGTCGGCACTCGGGTCCTTTTTCGACGTCGCCGCGCAGGCCGCCGGGACCCTGCTGGAGCTGTTCCGCTCGCTCACGCCCGCGCTGTCCCCGCTGCTGGGGATCGTGTCCACGTTGGCGACGGCCGGGTTCGGGGTGTTGGCCGTCGTGGCCAAGGCGCTGGCGCCGGTCATCGTGCACCTGGCCGAAGCCCTCCAGCCCGTCGCCGCCCAGTTGGGCGGGGTGTTGCTGGTGGCGGCCATGAAGCTGGCCGGGCCACTGGGCCAGATCGCGGACATCGCAGGCCGGGTCCTGGTCGGCGCGCTGTCGGCGCTGCTGTCCGGTGAGGGCCTGCCGTCCCTGGTGACCTCCCTGGCCCAGGTGGCCGACATCGCGGGCGGGCTGCTGCTGACCGCGTTCACCACCCTGGAACCGCACCTGCCCGCGATCGCGGCGGCCCTCGGTCAGGCGGCCACGATCGCCCCCACCCTCGCGGCGGGCCTGGCCGACCTGCTCACCGCCGCCCTGCCCCTGCTGCCCCCACTACTCGCACTGTCCACATCGGTCATACCCCCGGCCGTGGCCGTCACGCGCTTCCTGATCGAGGTCACCGCCGCCCTGGCGGGCGTGCTGCTGGCCGTGCTCGTCCCCGCGCTCACGTTCGTCATCGACGCCACCCGCGCCGTCTACACGGCCGTGTGGCAGAGCTGGCAGGCACTGGTCGAGTTCCTGACCCGCTTGTGGCACAAGGCATCTGAGACCGCGCGCCAAGTGTGGTCCGCCATCACCGAACAAGTGTCCACATTGGTCCATTCCGCCGTCGAGGCGGTGCGCCGCGCGTGGGACCGGGCCGTGAGCTTCGTTGCGGACGCCTGGCGGCGGATCGTGCAATCGGTGACCGGTGGCGGCGGGGACGTCGTCGGCTACGCCGCCGAACTCCCCGGCAAGATCCTGGCCGCGCTGGGAGACCTGGCGAACCTGCTGTTCGAGGCAGGGAAAGACATGATCCGGGGTCTGGTGCGGGGGCTGCGCGCGCTGGGTGGTGAGGTGCTGTCCTACTTCCGTGGCCTGGCAAGCGATGCCGTCCACGCCGTGACGGACATGTTGGGAATCTCGTCCCCGTCCAAGGTGTTCCTGCGCATCGGGCACGACACGGCCGAAGGGTTCGCCCTGGGCATCTCCGACGGCACCGCCTGGGCCGGGGCCGCCGCCCGCGACCTGGCCGCTGCCGCCACCTTCACCGCACCCGCCCCGACCGTCGATGCCGGACGGGTCGCGCCGGTCACCATCCACGTCCACCCCCGCGCCGACCAGTCCGAATGGTCGATAGCCACCGCCGTCGACCGGGCACTCACTTTCGCCGGGAGGGCATGACATGAGCGGCCTGCCCCTGCCGGTGACCTGGGAGCTGGACGGCCTGGTCTTCAACGGCCCGCCAGACGACATGGGCCGCGAGTGGGTGATCTCCACAGAGGACGGCTGGTCCGGGTCCGCCCCGCCGCGCACGAGCCGCGCACCCCGCCTGTGGGGCCATGGTTCGAGCCGGGGCACCCCCTACCTGGACGAGCGGGTCATTCGCCTGGACGGATGGGTGTCCGCCCCCACCTGGGCAGCCCGCCGTGACGCCGAACATCGCCTGGCCGCCCTGTGCGCCGGGCCGCAGCTCTACCCGCTGGTGTGCCGGGAGGAAACGGGGGCGTGGCTGTCCTGGGTGGAACTGGACGACGCCACCCGCGTCGCCATCGCACCCGGCGGCCTGGACCTGGACTTCTCCCTACAGGTCGCGGCCCCGGACCCGCTTCGCTACTGGGCCACCGAGGACCACCGCGACGTCGGACTTCCCTCCCCCGGGGACGGTGGCCTGACGTTCGACCCGCCGGGCCTGCCCGGTGCGGAATTCACCCCGCCCGCCGGGGCCGGGCTGGTGTTCGGCGACATCGACGACACCGGCGCGATCGTGCTGGACAACCACGGCACCGCCCCCGCGCCCGTGCGGTTCGAGCTGGCCGGGCCACTGCGCGCCCCGGTCATGGTGTGGCACCCGGCCACCGGCCGCCGCCTGGTCCTGGACCGCTCCCTGTCCGCCACCGACTCCGCCGCCATCGACACCGGGACGCGCACCGTCACGGTGAACGGCTCCCCGAACCGGGCCGCGCTCACCGTGGCCGACTGGATCACCGCCCCACCCGGGCAGTCCCGGCTGCTGTGGCAGCACGGCGGCCCACCCAACCCGACCGCCCGCCTGACCGTGCGATGGCGGCACACCCGCTACTGAAGGGGGGACGCCATGCCTTTCATCGTCCGCGTGGGCGACCCACTGTGGATCAACAGGGCTTTGTCCACTCGGGACACCAGGGTGGCCACGGCCGGGATGCTGGCGGCCATCCCCGACCCCGACCAACCGGCCGCGCGTGCCGGGGTCCTGCCCGCCCCGGACCCGGCCGGACTGCGGGTCACCCCCACCGCGCCGCAACCGACCATGGCCGTGGTCGTGACCCCCGGACACGCCGTGATCACCCAGACCGCGCACGGCGCCTGGGTCGCCCCGGTCGAACAGGCCGTGACTCTCGATGTCCCGGCGGCCCCGGCCACCGGGTCCCGCCTGGACCTGGTGGTGCTGCGCGTGGTCGACCTGGACCAGGGCGACACCGCACCCGTCACCCCCGACCCCGGCGCCCGGGGCCTGGCCGTGGTCGAACTGCTGGCCGGACAACCGTCCGCCACCCCGACCGCCCCACCCGTCCCCGCCCGCGCGCTGGTCCTGGCTCACCTCACCGCCGCCGCAGGCACCACCACCGTCACCGCCGACACGATCACCGACCGGCGAGTGTGGACAGTGGCCCGGGGCGGAGTGCGCCCCACCACCGCCGCCGACACCACCCCCGCCGGGCACGTCGGCGAGATCACCGCCGCCCCCACCGGACTACTGCGTGTGGTGGCCGACCCGGCCGGGTACGGCGCGTACCGGGGAGTGCAGGCACTACCGGCGCGGGAGGTGCCGGTGGGTCCCGTGGGCTGGCAGACCCAGAGCCGGGACATCGGAAAGATCACCATCCCCTACCCGGGGTTCCCGTACCAACTGGACGTACGCGGAACCCTGAACCTGATCATCGACTCAGGGGTGTCGTTGACGCTCTCGGTCGACACCTCCCAGTACGTTCCGGCCTGCTACGACATCGCTGTGAGCGAGCCGGGACGCCACACGGTGAACCTGGGAGCACCGACCGCCCGCCTGTTCTTCACCGACCTCACCGTCACAGTCAAGGTGCGGTACGCCACCGACACCAGCGGTGGCCGTTGGCAAGTGTTCGGCGACAGCAGTGGCGTCACCGTCCGCGCGGTGCCGTGGGTCGGCCCGTGAGCGGCCCCGCCGTCGACACCGGCACCGACCCGGCCGTGTACGTCGGACACCTGCGCACCGGGGTCATCCGGGCGGAGCTGGCCGACGTACAGGCGGTGACCCTCTCGGACGGCCTGGACCCCGACGACGTCGCCGCGCGACTGTCGGTGCTCGTGCCGCCCGGCCCCGCCGGACGGGAGTTGCGCGCCGCCACCCATCCCGGGGACGCGTTCGTGGCCGTCGCGGACGGTGGGCGGGTGCTGTGGGCCGGTCCGCTCTGGGGCCGCCGCTACCGCGCCGGGGACGGCGTGGTGGACCTGGCCGCGTCCGGTCTGTGGTCGGTGTTCGACCGGCGGTGGTGCGTCCGCAGCCCCGCCCTGCCGCCCACCGCCGAGAACGCGGACGTCGAGTTGTCCGGGGTGTCGCTGCGCGCGGTCGCCGCGCACTTGGTGCGCCTCGGCATGGTGTCCACCCGCCCCGGTGGCACCGACGCCGACCTCCCGGTGGACCGCGCCGCCCTGGACGCCCTGGCCGGGGAAGAGGGCACCCACCGGCGCACCTACCGGGGGTATGACCTGGCCACCGTCGGGGAGCGGCTACGGCAACTGTCCCAGGTCGACAATGGTCCTGACCTGCACTTCTCGCCGCGTTTCGGTCCCCGCGGCCGGGACCGCATCGAATGGGCACTGCGGGCGGGTGACCCGGCGCTGGGGCAGGCCGGCGCCCCCTGGGTGTGGGAGGCGGGGGCGAACCTGCACGAGGTGGCCACCGATGAGGACGGCGGCACCATGGCATCGCTCGTGCTCGTGCCCGGGGAGGGCAGCGAACGGGACAAGCTCGTGGGGGTCGCGTACCGCGACACCCTGCAACGGGCCGGGTGGTCCGCCGTCCACCAGGTGGTGGGCGAGCACACCAGCACCCGCCTACAGGCCACCCTGGACGGCTACGCCACCGAGTACGCCCGCGCTCGCCACCACCCGACCGAGACGTGGACCGCCACCGTGGACGCCCGCGCGGACCCGGCGGTGGGCCGCTGGCAGGTCGGGGACCACTGCCTGATCGTGATGCCCGGCGACGGCTGGCTCACCGGGGACGCCCACCCCCGCCGCATCGTCGGCTGGAACTGGTCCGGCGGCGGCACCGTCGCCCTGACCCTGGCCGCCACCCCCGCACAGATCGACTGAGGAACCCCCCGTGCTGACCACCACCACGACCGACAGCCTGTGGCGCGTCGTGCGACGGCTGGACCGCGCCGTCACCGAGCTGGCCCGCCGCACCCCCACCCCGGCCCAGGCCGCACACCCCGTTCCCATGGCACCCGCCCCGGCCACCGACGCGTCGACCGGCGGGTGGGCGACCCTGTTCGAGGCCCCCACACCCCCAGGGGTGACCCATCTCACCATCTACGCGCGGGGGGTTCGTCCCGCCGACGGACCCGCCTCCCGGGTCACCGGCATCAGCGCGACCGTCGATGCCACAGCACCGGCCGCCCGCCTGACCATCGACACGTACGTGGTCGCGGACACTCCGCGCGCCGTGTACGTATTTGCCGCAGGCAACGAACGGGGCGTCCCCGGGACAGACGACGACACGGCCACGTACGTGGTCCTGGGGCCGGTCGAACTGCCCGCCGTCGCGGGTCGCGCGTCCGCGCTCGTGGCCCGCTGGCAGGTGCCCGCGTCCGCCGACAGCACCGCCGATCCCGCCGCGCACGTCCCGTTCCTGTTGTGGCACAACGGCCCCTGACGGCCACCCCTCTGTTTCCCCGGTGTGTCCCGCCACCGTGTCGCGCGGGCACGGTGCACCCTGACAGGGTCGATCCGGTGCCCCGTCCCGATATCCGGGTCACCACGACGGGTCGACCACAACCGAATACCGGCCCCGCCGACGCGACGACGCCCCGACCCCGCCACCACGGCAGGGTCGGGGCGTCGTCGTATGTCGCGCGGAAACCACCTCAGCCCAAGGGGACGGGCGTTCGAGCCCAACCCCGGGCGTCCACGGAGATGGCCAAATCCCGCCATTGTCAACCGTGGGCACCCTCGTTCAGGCTTGGCGTGTCGGTGGAAAACGGACGTCGCTCCGTCTAGGGTGAAATTTCAAGACCATGGGGGTTGACAGTGAAACTGATCGAGTGAGATAGACGGCCCGCACCACCGGTTCCGTCCACATCGGGCACATGTGGACCGCGCCAGTGGCGACGGACCGAAGACCCTTGTCGGCTACCGTTCGCCGACCACCCGAACGGTCACGACCCGACGCCCCTTGCGTCGGTTCGTCGCTCGCACCCGGATGTATCCGGTCGATGTCCCACACCTGTTGCGCGGCAACGTATGTCGTTGTCGCCCAGCCCTGAGCTTCCGTCCGATCTGTTGCCACGGTTGGACACAGTGGGACAGATGTGGCCGGCGCCCCCGCTATCGCGCGCCTTTTGCGGCTCGGCGTGACACGGTGGACAGCCCGGGGAGGACCCGCACCCACACCTACACCCACCCGTCCCCGACTCGCGTCCGGGGGGAAGGAACACGCCAGACCCATGCACAAACACCACTCACGACAGGGGGAGTTCGGCAACCCGGACCTGATCACCGTGGCCCGCGCCGCGACGATCCTGAACCGCTCCCCGCGCACCGTCCGGCGTCTGTACGACGACGGCAAGATCACGGGCCAGCGAATGGGGGCGGGACAGGGACATCTCTACATCTTCGAGTCGTCCGTCATCGCGTACAGCGAGGCAGGCAACCGCGACGGCATCGACGGGGACGGCGGGGACGACCGCGACAGCACGACGGCCGACGCCGGATGTTCCCGGCACAGCAAGGGGGAGTGAGTGAGCACATGAGGACCACGCACGACGAGCCGCCGGACGGGTTCGACCCGAGCCGGGCCAAACAGGTCACGGCGACGGCCGCGCTGGAGGACCTGGCCGCCCGCTACCAGTCGGCCACCGAGTGGGCCGCCTACTGGGGGGAGGTGTCCGGCACGGTGCACGACCAGATCGTGCGGGCACTCAAGCCGGGGCCGCACGGGGTGGTGGTGCGCCGCCGCAAGGGTTCCGGGGTGATGACCGTCCACCCGGAATCCGCGGGGAGTGGGTACCGGGTGGTGGTGCACCTGTGAGCACCATCGGGGACGTGGGGATCACCGGGCACGAATCGGGGGACTACCTGGCCGGGGCGGCCACCGGTATGTCGGTCGCCTCCCGGCTGACCACCCGCATCGTGTCCATTCTGGACGAACCGTGTGGGCAGTGCGACACCTGCCGCGAGGTGGGGGCGGGTGACCCGGCCGTGCGGGAGGCCGTCGGCAAGGCAAACCGCATGTTCGCCGCGCGGCTGGCCAATGTGCTGGACGAGATGGCCGCTGACCTGGACATCCTGGCCCGCATGTACGGCTACCGGCCCCAGGGCGGCGGGCGTGCCTAGCGTGCTGATCGCGGCCCCGCCGCCGCAGGACGCGGACGCCGTGCGCCCCGGAGTCGACCCCGGGGCGGTGGTCGCGGCGCGCGTCCGGGAAACGGTGTCCATCGCATCCGCGCTGTCCCCGCGCGCCACCCAGGCCGCCATTGGCCCGTCCGAATTGGGCGCGGCCTGTGACCGGCGGATGGGCTACCGGGTCACCGGGACCGCGCCCACCGGGCACGCCGACGCCGAACCCTGGCCCGCCGTCGTGGGAACCGGGGTTCATGCCGCGTTGGCGGAGCTGTTCACCCGGGCCGCCGGTCGCTCCGGCCGCTACCTGATCGAGCACCGGGTCACCTACCGGGGCGTGTCCGGGTCGGTGGACCTGTTCGACCGGCACCACCGGATGGTCATCGACTGGAAGAGCACCACCCGGTCCCGTCTTCGCCGGTACGCGCGGGACGGTGCCCCCGCACGGCATCTGGTTCAGGTCCAGACCTACGCGGCCGGGCTGATCGCGGCCGGGGAGTCGGTGGACCTGGTGGCCGTGGTCTACCTGCCGGTGGACGGAACGGTGGCCGACATCCACGCGGACGTACACCCGTTCGACCGGACGGTGGCCGACGCCGCGATTGACCGTCACGACCGCATCGCAAGCACCACAACCGATCCGGCGGCACTGCCCGCCCGACCGACCGCGCTGTGCCGGTGGTGCCCCTGGTACCGGCCAGGCCGCGCGGCGGACGCGGACGGCTGCCCCGGCACCACCCACCACTGATCGAAAGGACACAGGACATGGCCGACTTCGTGGCCGCACCCGCCCCCACCTCCGCCGCGTTCAGCAAGGACGAGCACTTGGGGCGCTTGTTGGTGATCGAGATTTTCGGGATTCAGAAGGAAGACGGGGACTACGGGCCGCAGGACGTCATCGTGGGCGCCGTCCACGTCCTGGACGGCCCGCAGGCTGGACACACCTATGAGGACCAGACCATCTACGGCACCCGCTTGGTGGGGCAGGCCCGCGCCACCCTGAACGCCGGGGCCACCCAGGTGGTGGGCCGCCTGGCCCGGGGACAGGCCCGCAAGGGGCAGCCGCCGTGGATTCTGGACGCCCCCACTGATGCCGACCTGGCCGTGGCCCAGGCGTGGAGCACCGCCCGCAACCCCGCCCCGGCCGTCGCGCCGCAGGCGACGGCCGTTCCCCCGGCCGCCACTGCGCAGTCCGCCGCGCCCGGTCAGGTCGCCCCGATCGCGGCGGCCCCCACCCCCCAGAACCAGCCCCCGTTCTGATCCACCCCGGAAGGTTCCCCAGCAAGTGAACGAACACGTTGCGCGGCTGGCGGAACGGCTCACCGTGGTACGGGACCGTGGCGGCAGGCTCGATTGCCTGTGCCCGGTCCCGGCCCACGGCGACAGCCGACCCAGCCTGTCCGTCGCCCCCGGCCGTGACGGCGGCGCGGTGATCCACTGCCACGCCGGATGTTCGCCCGACGACATCGTGGCCGCCGTCGGGTTGACCCTCGCGGACCTCATGCCCACACCCCACAAGGTCGCCGAATACGACTACCGCGACCGGTCCGGCCGCGTCGTCTACACCATCGAGCGGTGGGTTCCGAAAGACTTCCGCGCCTCTCCGGGCCTGCCACCCCCGGCCGATCGGGTCCTGTTCCAGATGGACGCCATCGACCATGCCCGCGCCACCGGGGCCACCCTGTACGTGGTGGAAGGGGAGAAGGACGCCCGCCGCCTGTGGCGGGACAACGGCATTCCCGCCACCTGCAACCCGCTGGGGGCCGGGGCCGGGAAGTGGTTGCCGCATTACTCGGTTGAGCTGGCCGGGTTGGACGTCGTGGTCATCGCGGACAACGACGACGTGGGACGCGCCCACGCCCGTGCCGTGGCCCGCTCCCTGGACGGCTACGCCACCCGGGTCAGTCTCGCCATCACCGTGTACGGCGCGGACACCGGGGACCTGTTGGACGCCGGATACACCGTCCCCGAAGGACTTCAGCCCCTCGCCGACACCGACGAGATCACCGCGCTACGGGCCGACCGGGTCCGCACCCGCCGCCTGGACTGGCTCTGGCCTGGCTACCTCCCGGCCGGGAAGCTCTCCGCCATCGACGGAGACCCCGGCGACGGCAAGAGCACCCTCACCGTGGACCTGGCGGCCCGGCTCACCACCGGTCGCGCCCTGCCCGGCCAGCCCGACGACACCGTGAACGAACCGGTGTCGGTGGTGATGATCTCCGCCGAGGACGACCCGGAGGACACCATCGCGCCCCGGCTGCGCGCGGCCGGGGCCGACCTGTCCCGGGTGTGGCTCGTCACCGCCGGACCCGACCCACAGATACCCCTGTCGCTCGTGCGGGACGTATTGGCCGTGGAAAAACTGGTCCGCGACAACGCGGTGCGGTGGATCGTGGTGGACCCGTTGATGGCGTTCCTGGGCACCGTGGACGCCCACCGCGACAACGAGGTGCGTAACGTGCTGCAACCGCTGGCCATGATGGCCCGCCGCACCGGGGCCGCCATCACCACCGTGCGGCACCTGAACAAGGCGCCGGGCAAGGCCATGTACCGGGGCGGCGGGTCCATCGCGTTCATCGGTGCCGCCCGCGCGTCCTATCTGGTCGGCCCCCACCCCGACGACGACACCCTGCGCGTGCTGGCCTGCGTGAAGATGAACGTCGGGCCGAAGCCGGACCCGCTGGCCTACCGCATCGTGACCGACCCCGAGCACGACATGCCCCGGGTGGAGTGGTCCACCGACCCTGTCGACCTGGCCGCACAGGACGTGGTCGACGGCGCCGCCGGGACCGATGTCCGCTACGCCCGCGATGACGCCCGGGACTGGCTCCGCGAACACCTGGCCGAACACCCCACGGGGCGGTCCTGGGTGGACATCGTGCGCGCGGGCCGCCCCGCCGGGCACACAGAGATCACGCTGCGCCGGGTCCGCAACGACGTTGCGGTGAAGAGTCGCAACGCGCCGGGACTCGCCGGAGCGGAGTGGCGGCGCACCTACTGGTTCCCGCTCGGTACCCCGCCGTCGAACACCCCGGACACCGGCCCGGCTTGCTCAAGTGTCACGCAAATCCGCAGGTCCGCTAAAGACACCCGAGAGCATGAGCACGGAGCAAACTCCCATCCGACCGGAGAGGACTCGACCGAATGACCAGGTCCACCCAGGCCCGCAAGGGATACGTCGGGGAAGCGGAGGTGCGCTCGTGGCTGCGCTCGCAGGGCTACCGGGACGTGGACCGCCCGCGCGCCGGGCGCCACGACGACGTCGGGGACATCTCCGGCCTGCCGCTCGTGGTGTCGGTGAAGAACCACGCCACCGCCCGCCCCGGCCAGTGGGTGGACGAGCTGGCCCGGCTCATCCACAACGCCGGTACCGACACCGGGGTGGTCATCCACAAGCGACGCGGCAAGGGCAACGCCCAGGACTGGTTCGTCACCATGACCGGAACCCAGTTCGCCCCGTTCCTGGCCGCCTACGTCGCCGCACAGACCACCGACCGCACGCCGTGACCCAACCAGCCCCGCCCCCGCTGCCCGTGACGGGACGGGGGCGGGCTGGCCGAACCGACGACCCAGGGGGAACCGTTGTCCTGTCCGCCGCCCAACACCGCCGCCGCGTTGCGCGATCTACCGGTGCCGCCCATCACCCGACGGGCCGCCGCCTACGTCACCACCACCGACCACGTGGCCGCCGTGGTGGCCGCCTACCACCGTCCGTTCGTCCGCCACCCCCACCCCCACGCCCCCGCACTCGAACAACGACGGGCGGGGCGGTGCCTGCTGACGGTCGTGCGCGCCACCGGCCTGGTGTGCTCCGTGCGGTGGGTCGACCACGACAACGTCCCCACCCCCGCCCCCGCCGCGCGCCCGGCGCCGCGCCGGGGTAGCCGGGGTGGGCGCGGCAACGTCTGGCCCACCACGTGGCCGGACCTGCACAAGCGTCTGAAAGCCCACGGATGCGCCATCGAGATGGGCGGGAAACACTGGCATGTCACGCTTCCTGACGGTTCGACCTACACCATGTCCTGTACTGCGTCCGACTGGCGCAGCCTGCGCAACGCGGCATCACAGCTACGCGCCCGGGGTGTCGACGTCCGGTCCGCGGGGACCTGACCCGACTACAGTGGACACCGCCGCGACACCCGTCGCGGTAGCGACGGACACCCCGGGGAAGCCAACCGGACCCACCCGCCCCAACCTCGGACACGCCATCGGGAGGCACCCGAGCCACAAGGCGGGACGGGACACCACGCGTCGGCCGTCGCAGCGGGCGCCGCCCCGGCCACCACGGCCCGGAGCGGCGCCCCGCTTCCGGACCTGGACACGGCAAGGCCCCGCCCACCACGTGGACGGGGCCTTGCCTACCCGGCTCACCTCACCGGGGACGCCGCACCCGCGCGCGGGGGGCCACCCGATAGGCGGCCACGATCTCCGCCACATCCTCGTCGGTGAACCGCACCAACCGACCCACCCGCCGAAACGGCACGCGTCCCGCCGACACCTGCCGCCGCAACGTCCGCTCCGACACACCCACCATGCGGGCAGCCTGCCGGTAGGTCATCAAACGCGGCCGGTCCGCCCCCGGGGACACCGTCACCACACTGGCCATCTCTCACACCTCACCATCAGCACGGGCCGTTACCCACCCACCCTGTGCCGCCCCAGGCCGCCCCTGCCATGGACATGTCCACCACCGCCCGCACTGTCCACAAATGGCACGACCCCGGCACCTCATGCCGGGGTCGTGCCATTCGATCAGGCCGCCACGGCCAGCCCGCGCCGTCCCCTCCCCGATGCGCGCACCGAACGCGCCGACGCCGGACCGACCTTCCGCGCCCGGTAGCCCCGGCCCCGACGCGGCGACCGAGAACCCATCTCATTGGCCCCGGCCAAGGTGTCCAGCAGGACCACCATGAGGTTGTCGGCGTCGCGGCTGAGGTGCCCGTAGGTGTCCGCCGTGACCTTGATGTTGGCGTGCCCCAGACGCCGGGACACCACGAACAACGACGCCCCGGCCGACAACAGCCGGGCCGCGTGGGTGTGGCGCAGGTCGTGAACCCTGGGCCGCACCGTCAAACCGGACTCCTGCGCGCGCCGGATCACCCGCCCCCACCGCGAGTTGTAGGACGAGTTGGTCCAGATGCCCCCGGTGGTCGGGTTCGGGAACACCAGGTCCCCGGCCGCCTTGCCCCGGCAGTGCCGGGCCAGGACGCGCGCCACCGACTCGTCCACCACCAGCACCCGCTGCGAGGCTTTCGTCTTCAGCTTCCCGATGTGGTAGCGCGGCACCTCCTTGGTGGCCTCCTTCGCGGCCTGGTGGATGTGCACCCGGGTCACACCGTCCGACCGGCGCACGTCCCGCACCTGAAGCCCCATCAACTCCCCGAACCGCAACCCCGTACCCACGAACACGTCGATGCTGTCGCGCATCACCTCACAGGTGCACGCCCGCCGGACCGCCTCCAGCTCCTCCGGTTCGAGGAACGCCGGGTCCCCCTCACCACGGGCGGCCACCGACACCCCCACCATCGGGGACACAGTGATCACCCCCCGGGCGTGCGCGGCCCGGAAGATGCCCCGCAACAACTGGGTCAGGGTCCGCGCGCTGCCCCCGCTCGACTCGATCCGGGCCACCACCCCCAACACGTCCCCGGTCTCGATCGCGTCCACCGGCCGCCCCGCCCACTCCGGCACGTGCACCCGCAACAGACGCCGGTACTGCTCCCTGGTCGCCTCACTCGATCGGCCCCGGCCCGCGATGTGCTGTTCCGCCCACACCCCGAACAGCGGCGCCGTGGACCGGGTGTCCAGACCGGTGACGATGCTGAAATCCAACACGTCCGCGTCGGTCTTGCGGACCATGTGCCCGCGCACCTCCACCGCCAACTTGAGGTGCTTCGCGTCGTCCACGTCGTCCAGCGTCACCGTCTGCCACGACCGGTCCGCCTTGTGCCGCCACTTCACCTGAAACGACGCCGCCCCGCTGCGCGCCGTCCGAGTCACGATCTGAGCCACCGCAGACACCCCCAT